TTGAAACAGGTGCGGAATATTTTTTCGAAGGGGAAGGATCACCAGTTATATTTTATACATCTGGTGCTACGGCCGAACAACTTGGTACATGGTTTCATCAATCTGTATTATGGGCTGAAGGTAAGATCACCATCCTCGAAGACGATTTTTCTCGTTTCGATTCATCACAAGAACTCCCACTTGTCACGCTAGAGTTGAGAATTTTAAGTTTGCTCATTGACCCCAAATCTGAAGGTTACAAGTACATTAAACAATTCCTTGAAAGCGGTGTTGTCACACAAGGCTTAACTGCCGATGGTTTTAAATATAAAGTTCCTGGTAAGCATAAATCAGGGGAAGGATACACTAGTGTTGGAAATACACTTGTTAACGCTATGGTACATATGTTCGCCTTCCAGTCATTAATCGACACATTTGAATTAGGATGCGAAATTTCCGATATACTAAGAATGTGTTTGTTAGGTGATGACAACTTATTAATAATCCGCTATGCCTTAGAAGCAAAACACATTAAACATCTAACCGATGTCATCATGGCCTTTGGTCTTAAACCCAAGTTGGTCGTATCAACAGTCTCAACAGCTAAATATTGTTCAGGTCGTTTTTATCCTGTTCAAAGATCAAATAAACGCACTTACAGTTGGGGCCCTAGTATTGGTCGTGTGTTGTCTAAAACTTTTTGGAGACAAACTAACGATGGATTCCCTGGCACTGATTCCGATTTCTTATATTCAGTTATTTTTGGAATGAAGAACGAATTGTCATATGTTCCCATATTATCACAATATGCAGACAGGGTTCTTAAAACTGGGGGTACCTACTACAAAATCAAAGACTACAAGATACACGCTGAGAATTCATATTCTATAACAGATGACACGTATGCCTGGATGGAAGAAGCTTACGGAATTGGCAAAGACCAAGTTGAAGCCATCGTTAAATACATTGAAAAAAGCGACATAAAAGCTCCACTTGAGTGGTATCCATTTGAACCTATACTCAAGGCTGATGGTATTTTAGAAGATGAGCTTAAACCTCTGGTTTACAAACAAGACTCAGTTAACCCTCAATGTTCCTGGTTCTGGAATTGGTTCGGACAAAGAGAGCATGGGATATTAGCCATGACTCCATCATTCATGTTTCATGTGTGTTGCATAACACCTATTTATGAAGAAATAACCAAGTTACTTCCTGAAAAATTTTTAAATTGGTCACCTTGGGCTATAGCGATGCTTGCTACTGCCTTTGATGGTGTATCCATCAACATATATTCGGGTCGTTCTGTATTGGGTTATTTCTTAAAGGTTGCCATACATCGATCATTTATGATTCCTAAAAATCCTATACTCAGGATGCTTATTCACGGCATGTTTAATACAGTAGTTGCTTCAACATGGTTTGTTAGTTATTGTTCAGGAGATA